GGTGGACGTGAGGCCGCATCCGAAGCACTCCGCAAAGCTGGCATCCCCGGCCTCAAGTATTTCGATCAGGGTAGTCGCGCAGGGGGCGAAGGCACCCGCAACTACGTCACATGGGATCAAGACGTTCTCGACCGCTCCAAGATGCTGGAACGCGATGGGCAAGATTTAGCTAAAGCACTAATGGAAGTTGAACCATGAGACAGGCACAAGGCACGTCTATCCCTGCACCAATAGGTGGTTGGAACGCCCGTGATGCGGTTGACATGATGGGGCCGTCTGATGCGGTGGTATTAGACAACTATTTCCCAGATGAGAACGAAGTTCGTTTGCGGCAGGGTAGCTCAGACCATGCGACAGGACTGACGGATGACGTTGAAACGCTTATGTCTTATAAAAGCGGGTCAGCTTCTAAGATGTTTGCGGCCACGGATGGCGGGAACATATTTGAAGTCACCAGTTCTGGGGCGGTCGGTTCGGCGGCAATATCAAGTTTAAGTAATGCACAATTTCAATATGTGAATTTTGGAACGTCCGGGGGTAATTTTCTCTGGATATGCAACGGAGCGGACGCGCCACGACATTACAACGGGTCATCGTGGGCAACGCCGACCATAAGTGGTGTAACAAGCACAACAATAGTCAATGTGACGGCGCATAAAACGCGGTTATTTTTTGCTTTAACTAATAGTTTAAAATTTGGGTATCTCCCCGTGGCTAGTGTAGCCGGGACGGTAGCAACCTTTGACCTAGCGAGTTTAGCAACCAAAGGCGGCTCATTAACGGCGATTGGAACGTGGACGCGTGACGGCGGGGATGGCGCGGATGATTTAGCCGTGTTTATTACCAGTGAAGGCGAGGCGATTATCTATGCCGGGACGGACCCCGGTGATGCAACAAAGTGGTCACTGGTTGGTGTTTTTAGCATTGGTCGGCCTATAGGTAGACGGTGCGTTGAGAAGGTAGGCGCGGATTTAATCGTCATCACGGAAAACGGGTTCATACCGCTTTCTAAAGTTTTGCCATTGGGGTTGAGTGCGCCAAGTGTAGCAATATCGGACAAAATATCGGGAGCGGTAAAAACAGCGGCCAAAAGTTTCAAGGATACGTTTGGCTGGCAAGCAATTTTATATCCAAAAGGTGGTTTTGGGTTATTCAACGTCCCTAATTCGACGGTGCGAAATTATCACCAATATGTTGTAAATTTAACAACAGGCGCATGGTGCAAATTCACTGGTCTAGACGGCAATGCGTGGGTGGTTCACGACGGAAGTTTATATTTCGGCGGTGTAGGCAAAGTGTACCTTGCGGATACGGGAACAAATGACTCTGGCACTGCAATATCGGGTAGCGGGAAAACCTCGTTTCAGTATTTTGGCGGCAGGGGGGTTTTAAAACAATTTACTCTCATTCGCCCAATTATCGCATCTGATGGGGCGTTACCCGTTTCGATAGGTTTTGATGTGGATTTTAAAAACGGGACGGATGTGTATACGCCATCAAGTGTAACCAGCGAAGGTGCCGAGTGGGACACGGCAACGTGGGATACGGCGGTATGGGCTGGAGAGTCAGCGCCGATACAGGCGTGGCGTTCAGTTACGGGCGTAGGTTATAACGCGGCGGTACGAATAAGAACGTCAACAACAAATCAAGGTGTCACTTGGCATGCAACAGACGTGCAATTCATTCCGGGGTCTGGACTTCGATAGGGCTTGGCCGCTTTTAGAAGAAGCGGTTCAAATGGGCGATGGCATTTCTAAAGAAGAAGTGCGGGACGCCATAAAAGTCGGCGAGTTTTCTTTTTTTAGTAGAGAAAAAAGCGCAGCGGTTACAGCCGCTGACGGCACAACCCTTCGGATCGGGTTAGCTGGCGGCGATATTGAAGAGCTTTTAGATATAGAAGAAGAAATAACGGTTTATGCCATGAACAATGGTTTTGAGCGAGTTGAGATTATGGGCCGTCCCGGTTGGGAGAGAGCCTTGGACGGCTATGAAAGAGTAGCCATTTTATTAAGGAAAGAGCTATGAGTTTTATAAGGAACCTGTTTTCGTCACCAAGTCAACCAACGTACCCAAACCCGGCGCAGACGATAGCGGCACAAACAGCATCGAATGAAGCAACGGCACGGCTACAGGCGGGGTTGAATAGACCTGATGTATACACGCCGGGAGGTTCGACAACGTGGACGGACTTAGGAGATGATAGGTGGCGTTCTGATACAACGCTATCGCCAGCCTCACAAGGTCTCTATGACCAGCAAATAGGCATAGGTGGCGGGATGCTAGGTTTGGCACAGGGCGCGGTTGGTCAATTGCCCACCGAAGCGTTTACTTTAGAGGGTGCGCCAGCTTATCAGTCAGGGATCGACTATGCAGGTTTAGAAAGCATACCGGGTTTAGGTGATTTTGAGACATCAAGACAGGCGGCTGCGGATGCGGCCTTTAACAGGGTGATGGACAGATTAAATCCACAGTATGATGACCAGCAACGGGCCTTGGAGACGCAATTAGCGAATGAAGGATTTATGCGGGGTTCCGAAGGTTACACACGGGCAATGGACGAATTTGCCCGACGCAGGGGTGATATGGGAATCGCTGCGGGATATGACGCTATTCAGGCGGGTGAAGCTATGCGGCAGGGTTTATTTGCTAATGCCATGCAAGCTAGAGGACAAGGAATAGGGGAGCGTGTGTTTGATTATAACGCTGCGAACCAAGCCCGTCAGCAATACCTTAATGAGCAATTGATGCAACGTAACCAACAGATCAATGAGTTGGCAGCATTATTACAAGGTGCGCCAGCTATACAAGGCCCTGCGCCAATGAGTGGTAGCCAAGTGAATGTGCAGCCCACGGACGTGACGGGAGCTTATGGTTTGGCGCAAGCGGCTGGTCAAAACGCATATAACCAACAGTTGGCGCAACAAAACGCGGCAATGGGCGGTCTTACAAGTCTGGGTGGAATAGGACTTATGGGAGCAATGGGGGCGTTTAAATAATGGCAACAACATACGGGCCAGCCGCCCGAAAAATGGCTCTTGCAAGAATGCTGATGGCAAACGCCAACCAGCCCATCCAAAACCCTTGGAATGCAATATCTAATCTAGCCAATACCTACATGGGTTGGAAGATGGCGGGACAGGCGGGTGATTTGCAAGATGCTCGCAAGGCAGACAAGCAAGCAAAGTTACAGCAAGCCATCCGTGCGGGGCGTGGTTGGACTAACCCAGATGACACATATTATCAGCTAACAGAGCCAATGAGATATTATCATGATTTTGGTGTAACGTCGCCTAGAGGCCCAGATGCTCTTGAGCATTCGCTAACCCGTGATCAGTGGGACAAAAAACAAGCTGAGTGGGTAGCGCATGATCGTAACAGAAGCAATTTTCCAACCGGGAGTGTGAGTAAATATGCAAAGTTGCGACCTGAGCCTTTACCATTATCACAACAGCCGGGCGCAAGACTTATGCAGTCACCAAAAGGCCCAATGGTTCCGGGTTCCCGTCAGGCAATGGCAGATGTTCTTATGGGTTCGGGGCATGACGATTTGGTGACGATGGGCATGAAGCTCGACCCCGCATTTCGTGATCCGCTGAGGAGCCGCGAATCGGCAACAATCCAAGACTATAGGTTCTTTCAAGATTTAAATAAAAGGTTCCCATTAACCGAAGAAGATAAACGATTAGGGAATGTTTATAGCAAAGAAGCGATGGCTTTTATGGGGATGAAAAAAGGGTACAAGCAGAGGGATGTGGGAGACCGCATCATAACTTATGACCCGTTAGACCCAACCCAAATCCTGAGAACAGACAAAAAGAAACTTGCCCCTTCTGAACAGCCAGAACATAAGGCGGAGGTTGTCGAAGCGGAAGGCGGGGCAAGAACACGAGTTAAACTTGCCGAAGCATTGCCGACACGGATTCAAGGGATTGAAACTAAATTAAGCAATCTGCCATTTCTTGACAGAAATTTGAAAAGAGTTAAAGACTTAGCAGCTTCGCCTACGACTTCGGGTAAACTAGGCGTACTTACAGGGCTAGACCCATCATCTGACCAATACTCTTTAAATGAGGCAGTTATTCAGTTTCAAAGTTTAATTGGTTTAGACAGCCTTGTGCGGCTTAAAGCAACGGGCGCGACAATGGGTGCGCTTAATAAGGAAGAAATGGGGCTATTGGTTAATAAAGTTGGTTCGTTAAATACGCTGGCAGACCCAAGTATGTTATCAGAAACGCTCGACACTATCATGTATCTATACAAGAAAGGCATTCGTGGAGATCAAGATAAATTTGCAAAAGAGTATCCTAACGAAAAACCAACGTGGCAGCTTCTTGACGTTCCAAATCCTATCCATCAAAACGCAATTAGAGAGGCTAACGAGGCGATTGAATATCAAGACTCTCAAGGCAATGATGTTCGGGACGAAGTTCGTAAGCGTCTGCAAAAGAAATACCCAAATATAGATTTAACGGGGCTAAAATAATGGGAATGTTTGATGACTTACGGAAGCCCCAAGCAAACACAAGCCAACCAAGTGCGCCCGTGGAATCAAAAAGCACGGAGTTGTTTAAAGATTTTCTAGCTCCGCAAGAGTTAGAAGAAACCGCCGTTTTGACTCAAGATGAGCGGTTGCCTCCGATGGCGGTTGTTCCTGTGTCAGATGATGTTTATGGCAATATTAGCTTTGACCCTAACGCGGGAATAGTTGGAGCTTTAAAAAGAGGAATTGAAGCACCGGGAGCCGTGTTACGAGGCGAAGCACCGCCAGAACGATTAGCGGAAACAGCGTTCTTATTTTCTCCGGGTTCAGCGGCAAGCAGGGCGGCGTCACAAGCGTATAGAACAATGGTTCCCCGCGCTCCAACGCGGCAAGAATTGCGAGAGGCTGCGGATGCGGGATATAAAGCTATTAGAGAGTCACCCGTTCAATTTAGTATAGAAACGCTAACTAAATTTGGCACAGATTTGAAATCAAAATTAAATGAAAAACTTTGGACAGAAAAAACTGCCGCTGGCAAAGAACTTCATAAAGTTATTGACGATTGGCTCCTCAGTCCACCACCCGGTGCAACAGGAGCATCATTTGGGGCGTACACGATCTTGCGTGAACGCTTGGGAGATATTGCCGGGAGTCCTGAAACGAAAATACGAAAAGCAGCCATGTTCGCTATGGACGAGTTGGACAAATTTGTTAAAGCGTTTGGTGATGAGGCTTCTGTGGCTGGAGCCTCTACCGCAAGAGGCACAACGCCGCTTGCACGTCCCGGTCAGGCACAGGTATCAAGTCCCGCAGCGCAGCGACAAATCGCCCAACAGTATGAAGAAGCAAGGGCTAACGCGGCGGCTGGATTCCGTTCCGATGCAATTCAAGGATTAGATAGGGCCACTAGATTAAGGACGGCAGCAAGTGCCTCTGGTCGGAACCTCGACAATACTATCCGACAAAGGCTGACTAGTTTAAGACTTAACGACAGGGCGATGCGTGGCTTTAGCAAAGCTGAAAAGCAAGCTATTGACGACATCATTGAAGGCCGTCCAACCAAGAACGCGGCAAGGTTTCTGGGAAATTTATTAGGCGGCGGCGGCGGTCTTGGTATGGGAGTAACAGGCGGCTTGGGGTTTGGAGTCGGTGCTTATTCCGGGGGGGGCAGCCCGTTGTTAGCGTTGTTAGGACTTGTGCCGCCAGCCGTAGGGTATGGATCGAAAACGCTTGCCAATCTTTTATCGCAACGTCAAGTAAAAGCGTTGGACGAACAAATCCGCAGCCGTTCAGCCTTGGCCCAAAGTATGCCAAATGTTCGTCAGTATGCACCAAGGGCAGCTGATGCAAGAACACGGTTAGGTGAGAGAGAAGTATTGCGTCCTTTGGCAAGGGCGTTAATGGCTTCGCCAGTTCAGCCTAAAAGTCTTTCAGAAAACAGGCCAAAGAGTCAATTAGAGCGACGAAGGGAAGAAGCCTATAAGCGGTGGTTCTATGGGCGCGGTGGTGGTGCTTAATTCAATTAACAAGTAATGACGAGTGACCCGCTTCGGCGGGTTTTTTTAATGGAGTAAAGACATGGCATGGAATGGAAGTGGTGCATTTAGTCGCACCAACGGCGTTAATACGGGTTCAACTACGTGGACGCAAGATAGAGATGCGGGAACCAAGATAACGTCAGCCCGACATGATACACACGATCAAGACCTAAGTGATGGCATCAACGCGTGTATCGCTAAGAATGGCGAAAACTACATGACGGGGGCGTTTGATCTTAATGGTCAAGTCATTGAACTGGATGCCGATGCGGATACAAAGATTGGTGCAACGGCTGACGATAGAATTGACATAACGGTTGGGAACTCAATCACAGAGCGTATTGGACACGACTCCACAAACTCCAGTGCTTTTCACCTTGTCGCTCCAGCGGCTCTAACGGCGCAAGCGAACACGGCTTATGCCCACGTTAATGTGGCCCCTGCGGGTGCGGTGACAGTGCCATCGGGAACTACAGCGGTGGTTGCGTCCCTAGAGCTTAATGAGCCTAATATCACGGCCACTGGGACGGTTACAGCGGCATCTACGTTATACATTGCAGCGGCTCCAACAGAGGGTTCCAGTAATTACGCTCTATGGGTTGATGCGGGTAATGTTAAGTTTGATGCAGACCTAACTCTAGGGGCTGGTGCGGCTACGGATGTCAAGCTGGTTTATGATGGAAACGCAAAGGACTTCTATATTGGGCTAGATGACTCAGCCGATAAGTTTGTAGTCGGTGTGGGTTCGACTGTAGGCACTAACTCAATAATGACTTTGGACGATGACGCTGTAACTATAGGTGACGGGGCGGCTGTTGATACCAAGATCGTATTCGATGGAAATGCCCAAGATTACTATATAGGGTTGGACGATTCTGCTGATGATCTTGTTATAGGATTAGGGTCAACGGTCGGTACAACTCCCGCTATTTCAATTGATGAAAACCAAATGACCACTTTTGGGAAGGCGGCGTTAGGTGCAACATTAACGGACACGTCAAACACCGGGAGCATCACGCTAGATTTTAACGCATACCAGAATTTCATTCTTACGTTTACGGGTAATGTCACTTTAGCGAATCCCACAACGGAATCGGTGGGACAATCTGGTTTTATAGTTATTATCCAAGATGGCACAGGTTCAAGAACGCTTTCTTTGGGAACCGATTATGAAACTGCCGGGGGGTCTGGCCTGACCATATCAACGGCAGCTAACGCCGTTGACGTTGTTCCGTATATTGTAAAAGCAGCCGGGTCTATTCAGTTAGGCGCACCGCAGTTGGCGTTTGCATAATGGTTGTATGGGCACCGACTTGGTTTGGTAGTGCCGCAGCGGGCGGTTTTGCTATCACTAATTGCGTTATGCTAGATGGTTCGGCTGATTATCTAAGTTTTACGCCGGGATCAGCGGGTAATCGCGATGCATGGACGTTATCGGTCTGGTTTAAACTTAGTGAAGTGCCAGCGGGTACGGGTCAGACGATTCTTAGTGCTGGCGCAACAAATGATGAAGATTACTTGCGATTAGATGGCGACGGTAAACTACAATATCGTGTAATCACTAGTAGTAGTACGGTTGTTAATAAAATTTCTAGTGCAATTTATCGTGATCCGACAGCCTGGGGGCATGCGGTTGTACGTTATGATAATTCGGGTAGTACATGTAGACTGTGGTTTAACGGCTCAGAAATTACAGCTTTTGCCACAAACACTAATCCAAGCAGTGATTCGTCTAATTTAAATAATAATGTAGCCATAAACATAGGTAGACGAGTCGCAGGTACAGATCAATATGCCGATCTGTACGTTTCCAACATAGTGTTTGCGGACGGGACTATGACGGATGCGGATAGTTTTGGCGAGATAGACAGCGACACAGGCATATGGATACCCAAGGATTATAGTGGATCATACGGGACTAATGGATTCAAACTTGAATTTAAACAAACAGGAACAAGTCAAAATTCGTCAGGCATAGGTGCGGATACGAGCGGAGAGGACAACCACTTCGCGGTTACGTCATTGGCGGCTGCAAATATTACAACCGACTCACCCACGAATACCGCTGCCGATAATGAGGGGAATTACTGTACTCTAAATCCATTAGATAGTGGTGGTGGTACATTTTCCAACGGTAATTTAAATTGGACAGGCAGTGCCAGCAAATCTGTGCGTGGAACAATAGTTTTACCAGCGGGGGTGAAGGCACGATGGGAAGTGAAAACAAAAGGCACAGGGGGTAGTCATTATGTTGGGGTGATAAAGTCATCTGACGATGCGGATGCGTATACTTTTGATGCGAATGAAATTCGATATAACACCGATGCCTGGGGTATTTCTGTCGATACCACAGGCACAAATGGCGCAAGACCCCAACATAACAATTCATTAGAAACATCACTATTTGATTGGGCAGAAGATGATGTTCTTGGTGTCTACTGGGATGGTGAAAATGGCACTCTAAAATTTAATAGAAATGGAGGTTCATTAGGAACTGCTTACTCAAGCCTTGCTACTACAGCAAGTTGGATTCCTATACTATCGGATGGTGTAACAGATGGATACGAAACTAACTTTGGATCAACAGCATTTACGCATTCAACTGTTGATAGTAATTACGAGGAAGGAATAGCAACTCAAAATCTTCCAGAGCCGACAATCACAGATCCAAGCGCACATTTTCAAATTAAAACATGGACAGGAAATGGCAGTGACGCTAGGGCTTTGACTTTCGATGGAAATTCTGACCTACAGCCTGATTTAATATGGATCAAGAATAGAGATGATAGTGCAGATCATGTTCTTTTCGACAGTGTGAGAGGATTCTCCACTTCAACGACAGGGACACAAATCTCTTCTAATTTAAATGCTGATCAACCTTCTACAACGGGTGGTCATGTTCAGTCCGTTCAGTCTGACGGATTTACGTTAAAAGATGGTACTGCTGGAAATGCAGATCATAATGTTAATAATTCATCGGATGACTATGTAGCGTGGGGTTGGAAAGCTGGCGGTGAGCCTTCAGCCGATAATACTGAGAGTGCTGGTTCTTCACAGACAGCCGGGAGTGTTAAAATAGATGGGGCGAATGGTAGTTCCGCAAATGGTTCTATAGCAGTGACTAGAGCATCAGCTAATACTACGGCTGGTTTTTCTATAATTACTTACACAGGAACAGGTAGTAATGGAACTGTACCACATTTCTTAGGTGTAGCCCCTGAATTTATTTGTGTTAAGAAGCGAGGGAATGGAGATGATTCTACTGACAGACACTGGGGAGTTTATCACGTTAGTCAAGGAAACACTAAGTATGCTTTATTAAGTGATAGTAATGCTTTTGGTACAAGTTCAGGGTATTGGAATGATACTACACCGGGAACTTCCACCTTTGCAGTAGGAACTGATGACTCAGTTAATGGTAATAATGCACCTTATGTTGCCTATTGCTGGACGAGTGTAGAAGGCTTCTCAAAAATCGGATCATATACAGGTAATAACAACGATGACGGACCTTTTATTTACCTTGGCTTCAAACCAGCTTTTTTTATGGCGAAAATGTCTAGTGCATCTGGCAGTTGGTTTTTGTGGGACAATGCTCGTGCTACGGATAATCCTGTAGAGCATGTTCTGTTTCCAAATGAAAGTGCGGCAGAAAATAACAGAGCTACTTCACACACGTATTATCAAGGCGTTGATTTTCTGGCGAATGGAGTGAAATTCCGCAATGACCATCCCGACTGCAATGGTAATGGTACAACCAATATCTATGCAGCATTTGCAGAAACACCATTTGCATTTAACAATAGAGCGAGATGATTAAGGTTGGGAATGTATGGTATCCCAAGTCTCAACGGAAACAAGCGATGGCAGCATTTAAGATGCGGAGAAAGGCTTGGGTAACTGAATTAAGAAAGAGAAGTTTATATGGAACCTATAAGCGCAACAATCGCAGTTATCGCAGCCGCTAAGGGAGCCGTTGAAACTGCATCTAATATCAAAGATATAGGCCAATCATTAGAGGCATTATTTTCAAATCACGAAAAAGAGGAAAAAAGTCCCAAGAAGGAAAAAACTAAGGCAAAACCTAAAACACGTATGCAGCAAGTTTTACGTATGCGGTCTGGAGATGAAGGGTATGATGACGATACTTCCATAAGTGCAGTAGCCAATAAGGTACTTGAAGATAAACAAAAAGCTCTTGCATTACAAAATTTAGCTAAAGAGGTAGACCGTAAATGGGGGAGAGGAACTTGGGAGGAAATAAAAAAACAGAGAGTTAAATTAATACAGGAAAAGGAAGCCGCTAACCAACTTGCCAAGGAAAACGCATTAAAAAAAGCTAAGGCAGATAAAATATTTTGGCATAAGTTTTGGGTTGAAACTGGAAAAGTAGTGTTAATATTTTTATTTGTTGGAATAATGATCGGGTTTGTAATGTGGGCCGCAACTGCCCCAAAGATAAGGTAACATAATGGAATTTGGGGTAAGGGAATTAGTACAATTTGGAACTCTATTGGCATCCTTAGCTGGAGCATTTGCCGTAGTAAAGTCACAGCTTGCCAGAGTAATAGAGGACATAGATAGTATAAAAAAGGAATTACATGAATTAAATACCAGACTTGATAAAACGGAAGCTGACTCCGCTGTAATAAAACATCAAAATGAAGTCTTTGGTACTATCTTATCCCCTAAGAATTTAAAAGATTTAAATCGAAGCATAGCGGAATTACAAACGGAAATGAAAGTAGTACATAAAAATTTAGATCAGGTTTATAGGATGCATAATGGAACGCATCCACCGATAAAAGGGAAATAACTATGCCGGAATTTGGTACTAAAAGTAGGGAAAGATTAGAGACTTGTGATCCTCAGATTCAATTAGTTCTTGAGGAGGCAATTAAACATTATGATTTTTCCGTACTTGAGGGGCATAGAACTGAGGAAAAACAACAGGAATATTTTGAATCCGGAGCCAGTAAAGTTCAGTACCCTAATTCCAAACATAATTCCTTCCCATCTATGGCTGTGGATATAGTACCCTATCCGGTTGATTGGGAAAATACACATAGGTTTAATGAATTAGCTGACGTTATTACACAAGCCTGTGAAACTGTAGGTGTGGAAAATTTATATTGGGGTTATGATTTATGGCAATGGGATATGCCACATTGGGAGCTTAGGTAATGCTACCACTTTTAGGACCACTAATCGGAGGGGCATTTGATATTGGTAAACAATACTTTGCCAATAAAGCGGAAAAGTCCAAAGCTAAACATGAACAGGAAATAGCGGTAATACGAGGGGATCAAAAGTGGGATGAAATACAGGCTAGGAATAGTGGGGAAAGTTGGAAGGATGAGTTCCTTACGATTGTAATAACAACTCCCTTTATTGCGATGTTCCTTGCGGCTGTATTTAATAATCAGGAAATGGTCAATAGAATAGGGGAAGCCTTTATTATATTAAAGTCGGAAGTACCTCAGGAATACTGGACATTACTTTTGATTGCATTTAGTGCATCCTTTGGAATTAAAGGTATAGTCAAAGGTACAAAAACATTTATTGATGGGAAGAAAAAATAATGGCATTTCGATCTACATTAAATAAAGTTTTAATAAGACTTAGGGAGGATACAATCAGTTCCGATTGGTCCGGAGCAATTAATGATTCCTCAGCGGTTGATGATTATCAAAAACTTATAGGGGAATTTGTTAATGAAGCTAAGACTATTGTGGAGGATGCTTGGAACTGGGGAGCCTTAAGGACAGTCATAAGTATTAGCACTACTTCCGGAACATCTCAGTACACTGTAACTGGTGTAAATAATCGTAGTCGTATTTTACAGGTTATTGACTCTACAAATAATTCAATTCTTCCTCAGACCTCCGATGACTACTTTTATAATGTAACACATACAGGATCATCCTCCAATGGAATCCCAAGTTACTATCGACTTAATAATAATACTATAGACTTTTGGCCCACTCCAGGGGGAACTTATGCAATTAAAATACATGCCGTAGATGCCGCTGATGATCTTACAGATGCTACGGACACCTTAGGAGTCCAGGAACATTTAGTTGTCCTGGGAGCCTACGCATTGGCATTATCGGAACGTGGAGAAGATGGAGGTACGCCCAGTGACCAAGCAATGTTGAGATTCAAGACTGCACTAACTGATGCAATTTCACAAGATTCCCAACGAACTGTAAATGAGACAACGTGGTATGCCAGCTAAAGCAATTACACCAATCCCCTTAAGTGGAATGGGGAGTTCCGGATTAAATACTCAGGCCCAGGATTCCACTTTGGGTCCTGAGTGGCTCACACAGGCCGATGGCATGGTGTTCGATCTACAGGGTCGGATAGCGTCCCGTAAGGGTATCAAGATGGTATCCAAAGCCATAGCTAGTCCAGTTAAGTCCATAGCTGGATATATTAAATCCAATCGAACCAGGGAATACTATGCCGGAGCAGGGAATGCAATCTATAAGATAGACACTTCCACTACTCCTTATTCCCTAACGTCCCAAAGTTTCTCAGGAAGCGCACAGACTATATCGGACGCTAATTGGACATGGGTAAACTTTAATGATGAACTATGGGGTATTCAGACAGGTCATAAAGCTATAAATTATGACGGTACAAACTGGTACGATATAGATGATTTAGGTGCCTATGCCGCACCAGCCGGAGTAACTACCTTTGATCCCTCCTGTGGCCTGGGGGAATTTGGTCGTATGTGGTACGGAGGTATTACTGAAGCACCTGGAGTTGTTTTTTATTCCGATAACTTAATAGGGGAAAAACTTACCGGAGGAGCCGCTGGTTCCCTTGACCTTAAGACAGTATGGGGTAATGATGAGGTAGTTGGTCTAGCCGCCATTATGGATAAACTTGTAATATTTGGTAAACAGAATATTGCAATTTATTCCGGAGCCTCCAATCCGGCTTCCATGGCTCTTGAGGAAGTCATTAAGGGTACGGGGTTAGCGGGGAAGGACAATATAGCCTATGTAGGTACGGACATATTATTCCTAAGTTATGAAGGATTAATGTCCCTGGGCAGACTTCAACAAACCGATGGTAAAGCTCCCATACAGGATTTATCAATAACTGTTCGTAATGATCTTGCCACAATCTTATCATCCGCTACTGTAGCAAATATAAAGACTGCTTATTATCCGGAAGATGGTTTGTTAGTTATCTTTATGCCGGATGAAAAGAAATGTTATGTATTCGATGTTAAGGTACAGACACAATCCCCCAGGGTAACTACATGGCCCCTTACTACGGCTCCCTTATGTGGATTAGGTACGATTGACGGTAAATTATTTATTGGTTTACCTACAGGTGTAGCGGAGTACACAGGATATATTGATGTAACTATTACTTCCGATGGTTCCGGTGGATGGACTTCCACAGATTCAAATTATAGTTATGTATTTCAAACTTCCTGGTTAGATTTAAATTCCCCTACATTTGCTAAAATTATTAAGTCCGGACTTTTTGCAATCACGGGTGGTCGAGGGTCCAGTTCCACAATATCAGTCTATAAAGATTTTGAATTGGGTTCCCCTTATTCCAAAACTATTTCCCTTGTGTCCGGTGTAACCATATCGTTATATACAGGGGGAGATGACGGTGCAGCATTAGTAGCTGGAACAAGATCATTTTATAATAATACAACATTAGTTACTGTAACTCCCACAGCGAATGTAAATGGAGCTACGAGTAGCACTACAGCATTAGTAGTAGATGGAAATTCCGGAACAATAGAAGCTGGAATGTCCGTAACCGGAACGGGTATTGTAGGAACAGTTACAGTTTCATCTTTATCAAATCAAAATAATCTAGTTTTGTCCTCTGCCCAATCATTAAGTAATGATACTGCATTAACATTTAAATCACCAGCTTATGGGTCTACATTAGCTAAATACGGGGCTGCTTCTGGTCCCAAGGACTATAAAGTTTCCCTAGGTAGGACAGGGAAAGTTATTAAATTAAAGATGGATACAACAGTCGAGGGTCATTATTCCAGTTTAACGGCTGCGACATTATTAACGAAACAAGGTAAGATAAGGTAAGAGGAGTAGATTATGGATTGGACAAGTTTAATACCGTCAGTTATTGGAGGTGGTCTGGGATTATTAGGTTCCAAACTTCAATCCGATGCTGCACAGGACGCAGAGGAAGCAAGAGCAGCTGCACTGGAAAGAAACGCAGATAGAGCTTTAGCGGAAGCACAACCTTGGGGTGTTGTTGGGACGGGCGGTGTTGCTGATTTCGATCAAGATAGTCGTACTGCAATGATGGGTCTTTCCCCTGATCTACAGGCAATTTATACCGGAGCCTTAGGAAGAAGTGGTTTATGGGGAGACCAGGCAATGGCACTGGGAGCTAACCCATTTGCCGCCGCAGATGCTTTTTATAATCAACAACAAGCATACTGGCAACCTAAGGAAGATCAATTAAGAACAGATGCGGAAACACGGTTAATGGCTCAAGGACGCTTAGGCAGTACAGGAGGTCAAAGGCAGTACCAAAGTGTAGAGGATGCAATTCTACAGGCTCAAGGCCAACGTAGAACGGAATCTTTAAATCAATCACAACAATTAATTAATACTTTATTGGGTAGGGAATCAGCCGATATAGGGCAAGCTGTTGGACTTCTAAATATTCCATTACAGTACGGTGCGCTTGGTAGGGGTATAGGTGGTGACTTAGGTAAAGCCGCTGCATATGGTTTGGAATCCAGAGCTACCGGAGCAAAAGCATTATCGGACGTTAGAAGTGCTAGTCCTTGGGGATCAGCTTTAAGTGGTCTTGCTGGTTTATTTACTACACCCCAAGCTAAAGCTGTTTTTGGTGGAGGATAAATAATGGCTACACCCTGGACTGAAGTAGGATTAAAATTAAATCCTCCTGTATCTTTAAATCCTGATGATCCTAATCAGGGTCTATTGGGTTCTAATGCGGTCCTTGGTAATACTTGGATGGAAGATACATTATTAAGTATGGGTGCAGATAACCTTGTTAAAAAACATTTCCCTCATGCAATACCGGAACAACCGGAGATACTTAAAGGTGCTACAGGGTTATTTGATTCCTTAGGTAAGAAAAGAGTAAAGGTATTTCAAGATCAAGATAGTGAAGGTGGAACTCCTCCAGGTGGTGAGGGTGGTTCTGCACCACCAGGGGTAAATCCAAACATGGGTCCTGTTTCGGCTGCTGTAGCTGCTAATGATGCGTTACAAAATCCATTCCTAGGATTATTAGCTGGTCTGTTTGGTCCTATTGGTTCCGCAGTATTAGGTGGAGCAAGGGGATTAGCTACTGATAAAGCAATGAGTTTATTAAGTACAGGACCTGGAGCATTGACAGATATATATGGTAATCCATTAACTCCAGATTGGAAAGATAATCTTGCGGGAGCTTTTGGACTTGATCCAGTTAATAAAGCAATATCACTGTCTCTTGATCCCTTTGGGGGTTTTGGTCCTTCTGATGATGCTATTGCAGCAAGTTATGATTCACAAGCTGATGCTGCCGATCCTTATGGTTTAGGTAGTCATGCTGACGATCCTTATGGTGGAATGGGTGATCCAAATGCACCTACTGATTATAGTATGAGCTTGGCTGGTAGTGGATCAATAGGGGGCATGCACGAAAGCGAATTTGGTGGAGATGGCGGTGACGATCCCGGCGCTGATGAAGAGGATGGTTTTTCTAACGATGAGACTATATAATAAATTTAGAGTGGAGAATAAATAATGGCTAAAGTAAACCCATATGGTGATTCAGATTGGGGTGGTTTGTTTGAGGCTCAGGGAAATACATTAAGTGATGTAAGAGCCAAAATAGGTCAAGAGAGGGAAGCTAAAGTTCGACAGGCTTATGCAGATGTTATAAGTGGTGGAGGTAGTATTGCCGCTGGCAGACAAGCTAAAGCTATAGAACAGCAAAATCAATTATTCCAAGGTATCGCACAAAATCTCTTTGGTTCCAAAGATGGTATAGTTCAAATGGACCCTCGTTTAACTCAGGCAGCTAAAAGAGATAAAGACCGTCAGGAAATGATCGACTTATTTAAGACAAGTAAAATGGATAAGCCGGAAGATTTTTATAGGATGGCCGCTGAAATGCGTAATAGGGGTTATATTGGTGAGGCCGCAAAACTTGTGGCACAGGGGCATGGGTTTAGGGAACAAACACAAGCTGAAACAGGTTTGGATATTAAACTCACTGATGTAGAAGGTAAATTAGATATTGGGAGAGGACACTTAGGTTTAGCCAAACTTAAGGAAGATTTTTTACAGAGACAAGATACGAAACGATTAAGCATAGAACAACAAGAATCTAAATGGAAGCAACAGGAAAGAATAATACAGAGATCATTTACGAGAAGAGGTTTAGATATACAATCAGATCGTAATCGTGATTTAAAAGTTATTGCAGATAGGGAATCAGATATAAGATTACATTTAGGTGACCAAGCGGCAGGGATAGCACAACAAAATGCTAACACTAATACCTTTAATTCTAAAGTCAATCAAACGTATGGTTTACGAGAACAAAAGCGTAAAGAACAAGGGCAGGCAGCTACGATTAGACAAGCAGATGCAGCACTGGCATTGAAAAAAGATTTAGGATTAAAGAGTATAGATATTCAACAGCAAAATGTTAATGTTGCGGAACGTAATGCAGCGGTTGCTGAGGACAGGGCTGCATTTGCAAAATATCTAGGCATACGGGAACAAGATTACAAAGAAATGTCTACAGATCGTTTGTATAAAATGTCCCGTGATAAGATGGAATTTGACCAAAACTTAGCGGAACGTGGTATGACTGTTAAAGAAGCACTTTCAGAACATACTATTGAATTAGACGGTAGGAAATTCGATCATACTGTTTTGGACGCAAAGGCTCAACGAGAGTTAGCCCAAGATATGTTTGAATTTAAAAAGGAAATGGGCTACAAGAGCAATAGTCGAGAAGATAGACTTGCTGGTTTAAAGAAAAAGATGGCTGAACACGGCATGACGCTTGATTTACGTAAGCAAGATTTTACGGAAGAATCGTTTGGTATACAGGAAGCCCGTCTACAAAAACGCATGGCAATGGAGAAATACTTTAAACAAGCCGGTATAGACCAGAGAGATCGTGAAATAACTATTAACCAAGAACTAAGACGAGAAGGGTACGATATTGAAAGAATGAATTTAAAACAAAAGGAATCTCAATTTGCCCGTAAGTTATTTCAAGATCGTATGCTTGGTCTTAAAAATTTAAGTCTTGATGAGCAACGCTTAAAATTACAAACTGATATTGCAGCTGATGATGTTCGTTTAAGAGAACAGGGTATTAATATTAAAAATATGGAGGTTAAAGATTTAAAAACATATCGTTTAGCCTCTTTGGAAATGAAGGAAAAAGAGTTAGCAATGGATAAGACAATTGCTCAAATAAAGGCAAAAGCGTCACTTAATCCTCCTAAAGTAGCAGGGAAGCAAGAACGTATTGGTGTTCATGCTGTGCTTGAGACATCACCAGATTTGAGTGAAAAGTTTGAAAAGAAATATGGAGTTGATACACCATGGACTGATTTAAATTGGGATAATGACCCCGATGAAGCGGTAGCTAGGTTTGCTAACGATGTACGAACGCGTATGGATAGAACAAATGAGTCCATAAACGAAGCTACAGCTAACGTCTTAGGAGGATCAAGTGCAGATAAAAACAGTAACGATCTTTCTGGATTACTTAAAGGACAATGAAGGAAATTACCCTCAACTTAGATCAGATTAACGCAACCCCCGCTTTACGTGAAGCAGGGGCGTTAGCTGGTGATAAAATTGTGGATGGAGAGTTAGTCCGTGTCTTTAGTAAAGAAGATGCAGGGCTTGGTCTTGAGATTACTCAAGCTAATATTGATGCAACCCCTGCTCTCCAAGGAATGAACGCTGAACCAGGGGATCGTATTAAAGACGGTAAGGTTATACATACAGGTCAGGACTCAGCTTGGACTGCCTTTAGGTACGGGAAGGCCAAAGGGGAGGAAGAGGGATTACTTGATCAAGGAACAGAGATACTTGAATCGTACTTCCCCACCACTGGTAGGATTATTGACTACGGTTTAGAGACAATAGGTGATGCTCTTTTCCCTAATCCATTTCAATCTATGGAGGACAGGAAAAAATTATATTCCAAAACATATCAATCTCCCGATGAAAAATATGGTGAGGGATTTAGTGAGGCTACTCCGGAAATCCGTAGGGAAATGATGCTACGGGAAAAGGAACGTAATCTTCAAAAGAAGTTCAGAGGTTACGTCCCCAAAGGTGGGGCATCTGAAATTATAGGGAATATGTATGGAGCTTTAAAGGACCCCACTACACTTTTACCAGCGGGGGGTACTGTTAAAACTATGATGTTATCGGGTGCTGCTTTAGGTGGAGGCTATAGTGCAGTAGATGATATGGCTAAAAGTGGAAGAGGATCATCTTCATTCCTACCAGCCAACATTGATCTTTATAAAGCTGGTCTATTTGCAACTGCTGGTGCGGCATTACCAGGGGCATTTGCAGTAGCACCTAAAATAGTAAGAGGTTCCGCTGGTTTATACACTAAAAAAACATCTCAAAAAACAGTTAATAAAGCACAGGCAATTATAGCTAAAAGGAAAACACAGGGTATTAATTTAACGGAACAAGATATGCCTCAAATTGCTGAGGAATTAGGTATGTCCACTAATCGTTTACTCAGTTCCTTTGAAGCACAGGGAGTTTCCCCTAAAGTATATAATTCAGTTGATGAAGCTGAGAAAGCATTAAATGCCGCTATATCGGAAGATAGTGGAATGTTAAGAGTAGTATCTAAAAATGCAGATAACTTCCTTGGTGCTATTTCCACACGTTTAAAAAACATAGATGACGGTCTATACGGTAGGCTTATGCGTATGGAATTTAATATGCACAAGACAACGGACTCATACCTTGAGCGTGTTGACCCATTTAGCCAAGAGGTATCTAAGTTACCGGCCTTAGCTAAACAGGAACTTAATAAATTACTTGCCTCAAGAGATCATGCAGGGGCCGATCAATGGATGAGACAGCGTGGATATGATGTTATGGCTGATTCATTCGGGGAAGTTAAAAAGGTACTACAAGAGTTAGGAGATCAATTACCAATAAAAGCAGATATGGAGGGGTACTTTCCTCGTAATGTTAGGAACCATAACAAATTCCTGGAAGCGTTAGGGGTTAATCCTAATGATGAAATTAGTATTGCATTACGGAAAGCAGCGGATGCCAAAAAGAAAAGTGTAGAAAATCTTACATCTTATGAGCGTGATCGTGTTATAGAAAAAGTAGCATTGGGAAAAGCTGGTGGGACGGGTACTAAAACTGAACGTATGAAACAAGCAATGGCTGAAGCAAGAGAAGCTAAAAAAGCTAAAGGTTTAAAAGGTACTCTATCCAAAAAAGAAAGAGATGCCGTAGTTGCAAGAGTTCTTAAGGGTCATAAACCAATAGGGGATAAGGGTTTAGGTCAAACTAAAAAACGTACAGTTAAAGATGAAACATTAACTGATGAACTCATGGCTCACTACCGTTCCCCTGAGGAATCACTCCAAGCCTATATCCGTACCTCTGTAAATAATCTTGAGAAAAAAAAGTTTTTCCAAGGGTCAGCCGTAGATAACTTAGATGGAGATGGGATTCATCTTGAAGGTTCAATAGACAGTTTAATAAAAAATTTAAGAACTACCCGTGAATTAGATGGTAAACAAGTAGAGGAATTAAAGGACGTAATTAGCGCGAGGTTTGGTGCGGAAGATGTAACGATGCACGGTGCAGCAAAAGGAGTAAAGAACTTAGGATATATAGGTACACTTGGAGATTTTATGTCAACCATGACACAGCTAACTGACGTTCCTAACGTAATGGGTTATCATGGTTTTTACAATACAGCGAAAGCAGCATTTGGACCTAAGGTTACTAAAATGGAGGACATAGGTGTTACTGATATTGCTAGGGAACTAGGGGAGACAGGTAATTTTACTAAGACACTTAATACTGTACTGAAATGGACAGGATTTAAACGTATTGATAGATTTGGTAAAGAGACACTTATGCAAGCCGTTAGAAATAAAACAATGAAACAATTAAAGACAGATTCCGGA